TTTGCAGTTGTTCCTGCGTAGATTGTTTTAATATCAATTGTAGAAGTGGTTGATCCAACCTTCTTCTTTTGAGTTACAGTTACAGTACCTGCACCATTAATAGTTAGTTTAACATTTGTTGGTAAACCTACTGCTGCTGATGTTGTTGCTGTAAATGTAAATAATTTACCTAAACTGGTAAGTGTTACGCCAGTAGGATTTGACCCTGCTGCTGTGTAATCAGTAAATGATGCAGGTCCAGCAATTTCTAACGTAACGTTGTCATCTGCTGTAGAAGCCAAGGTATCACTTGTAGTTAATACAACTACTGCATTAACTCCAGCCTCTGCCTTGGTTGTATCTGCTAATACTGTTACTCCACGAGCACCTGCAGCCAACGAATCGGATAGTACATATCCGTTAGTTACTGCTGCTTGAGCCTGCGGAACTGCAACAAAGAATGTGCTTGCTACTGCTGCAGCCGTAACAAGTGCGATTCTCTTAAATGAATTCATTTTTCTCCTTGTTGTTGTTCTATATTATATTTAATTGATCAAGAAAATCCCTAACGTCTTCAGGCATTTTCCTGTTATCCAATTCTACCATAGACCTTTGTTTTTCTGCAAGTCGTGTAGAAGTAGACCACGTATGAATATCAATCTCAAGATTCATATTTCTTTGAGTATGAGATATTGCTCCAAATACCGCTCCGCAAACTGCGTCTGCAAGGTCTTTAGATTTTTTACGTGGATGATCAACTCTATTTCCTTTCATAATTTTTAATTCTGACATTTCTTCTAACAATAATGGAATCATAGGAATAGCAACACGCTCTTCATAAATCATCATTGCTAAATCTTCATAATGTTTTTTAGCAACAGAAACAGTTTCTGTTTTAATTCCAACAGCCTGTAATTCATTTTGAATATCAAATGATTGCCATCGGTCAAAAGAAACCATGCCAATATTAAAACCTTCTCTACGTAAATTAATAATCCATTGTTTTACTTCAGATAAGTTTACTGGTCCTTCTGCTTTTGGTTCCCACCAAGCAACGGCATCAACAACGACAATTGGTGCTACTTGTTCATAATCCTTAATAACCTGAATGTTAACCCATTTATCAACATGTGCAATTGCTACAGCGCATTTATCGTGTTTTTGTGCAAGATCAGCGTGAATATAATAAACTTTATCTGGATTTGGCTTAAATGTTTCATTAAATCTTCTAAATGAATCTAATGGATTTCTTGTATTCATGCATTTTTCTAATTTATCTTTTTGTTTAAAGAATGCATCTGAAGCAAAAGTTGGTACACAAACAAAGCGCATCATCGCATCTCCAAGATCAGTTAGAAATGCTATTTTAAAATCATCTATTTTACGAGTAGGATTAACTTCCCACGTAGGTCTTTTTAATGCAAGCACTCTAGGAATTTTATAAGAAATAATATTATCTTCTTCCCATGTTATTTCAAATTGATTGCCAGGGTTATCGTGTGGTAATTCTTCATTAATTATAAATGTATGTTTTTTTTCAACTATTTCTTTTTCTGCAATTACTTCTTCGTAACGTTTTGAAATAAAATCTCCTTGAAAACGAGGAAATGAAAGCAAAACAACTTTACCTAAATCTGGAAAACGAGAATCTACTGTGCCACGAAATGCTTTATAAATATTGTCTGCTGTTTTACCTTGTTCATTACCAGTTCCCACTTCAGTTGCAAAACCAGAAATTTCATCAAGGACTGCAAGCATAATATTTAAACCTTCATGCGACTCTCTTTCTGAATGTCCAGAATAAACTGTAATAGATTTATCAAATTCAATTGAGTCTACTTTTGCATTATACTTGCCCGCAAACCATGGTGATTTTTCTATCTTTGTTTTAAAACCTTTAAAGAAAACATTTTTTGCCTGTTGTGCGTTAATAGCAACATTAATTAAATCTATAGCATCTCCGCTTGGTTTACCAAAATATCTGGCTGGATCTTTAAGGCATAAAAGTTTGTATACAATATATGCACATGCTACGGTAGATGTAAAGTCTTTTCCAGATCCCTTGCCTAATTGCAAAATAATTTCATTTTTAGTATATTTATCATAATACCTTGAACCTTCAGCGCTACCGTAAAGTTCTTGTAAATCTTCTTTTTTGTATATTTGACTCATAGCCTCAACAATGTCATATTGAATTGGAGACAGAGGCGGTTGACCTAAATAATCAGCAGACTCAACAAACGTCTTTACGTCTACTGGTAATGCTTCAAAATGGTTTTCTTTTAATACTTCAAGAAAATCATTGAACATCGTGGACAATTGTAATTACCTCACCCTCTTTAGCAATCTGAGAAAGTCTTTGCATGATTAAGTCACGAACTTCTGGATGACTTGAAGCAATTTCTCTAAGAATTTCAACTAAGACATCTTGGCGTTTTTCTATTTCAATCATCTCTTCTGCAAGTTCTTTATTTTCTAATAAGCCTGCCTTTTGTAACATTTCAATTCTAGATTTTTCAATATCCATAACCAGTTTAATTGCTTGAGTTTTTGCACTAAGATTATTAGTCATTGATGCTTCATCAATAACTTCATAAGATTTTGAAATAAGTTTACTATAGTGTGTATCTGCAGCAGCAAGAGCCTCTTTGGCACGAGCACGGATAGCATCATTAGCAGAAGCCATGACTTTCCATTCATTAATCAAGGCAACAACACGAGTACGTGGGATATCTAATTCTTTAGATATTTTTGTAGGATCTTGACCTTTTAAATATTCTGCAACAACCTTATTTACTTCATCAAGATGTTCAATTAATTCTGTTTCAGTTGACATTTTTTTCCTTTGCTATTTTAAGCAATACTAAGTATCCAATAAGATCATCTATATCATTATCTCCAATATAGTCTGTACCCTTCATAAGTCTACTTAATTTATCATCAATTCTAACTCTAAGTTGTTCAACTGCGTCTGATTTACTAAAAATTCTAACAGGTTCTAAAGCAGAATCTCCATATGCAATATTTTTATTAATAAGCATTTGTGCAATTTCATGACATGTTAACCAAATTTGGTTTCCAGAAGGAGCAGAAATAGAATGAAGATATAAATCTTCACAAGAAAAATCTTTAACATCTTGAAAAACTGGACTTAGTTTCATTTATACTCCTCTGTTTGCCATGCAATATAATTTGGTCCAAAAACTTTTTCTTTTTTGCCTGCTCTATAATGAGTAATTGAAACCTCATGTATTTTTTTTGCTTTATTTCCATTATACAGCATGAAACTATTTTTATTAATTTCTTTGATAGATGATGTTTTTATTAAAGAATTTGTAAAAATAACATATCCAACCTCATTAATTTCATATTGAATTATGTCACTATAATTATTTTTTTCATAATATTTATTTTTAATATCTTTTAAAATATTTTCTAAAAAAATATTTTTTGAAACTGAAGCAAAAATCATTTGGGAATATCCAGGGCCATGCGGATCTTCAGAAGCAATAAAATCATTATTTAAATTAAAAAACTGCTCTATTGGTTCGTTACATTTAATATCAAGATCTGAATAAAACCCACCATTTACATAAAGGCACATATATCTCCAAAGATCTGCTCTTAATACATTTGCTTTATAAGAATTATAAATATCAAACCATTCTTTTCCAAAATTATTTAAAACAAAGTCTGCTCTTTCTTTTCCAGATATATATTTATATTCCCAGTCTGGATTTTTTTCTTGCCAAGAATTAGCACATTCCAATGCTAACGGTGGTAAATCTTTATATTGTGATTCATATGTTTGCCAAATTATTTTAGGAATCATCGTTTTGATTTTCTTAATTCAAATTTTGCAAGGTAGACGTAGATAGTTTCAACACTAGTTCCACACTCCTTGGCAATATCTTGTGGAGACTTTTTGTCCACAATAAACCTCTTACGGAGCCAAACCTTGTTTGTATATAGTTTAGCAGTCATAATATTATTTGTCAATTTCTTTTTCAGAAATATCATAGTCGTACGCATTTGAGTCTTCTAAAACCCATTTATCGTAACTTTCAACATCCCATTTATTTCTATTTATGAGTCTTTGTATTACCAGATCTTCTTTAGTTACAAATGATGGTTCTTTTAATCTAATACGGTTATTAGGCTGTACCGCAAAATTTCCATCATCTCTTTGAATAACATGACCACACTTATGCTGCCCTGGATTTTCTGAATACCCATCATCTAAAATATTGCTTTCTGGATTATGCCAATCTAAGGTAAATAAATATTTTCCATTAACGTTATTTTTATTTCTATCTATATATGATATTCTCATATTACTTAAATTTTCAAATTTTGTAACTGTTATATATGGACTAAAAGAATTCCAAAGAACAAGATTATAAATTGGTTCTTCAGGAGTTCCTGGTTTTGTGCAAAATGCATTAATTGGCATTCTCCACCATATTCCTCCATCTTCCATTAAAAAATGAAATAAAGGACTTCTACTTTTAATACTTGATACTCCAAAAATTACACATGGAAAATATTTATCATGACTATCTTCTTGATCTCTTAAAAAATTACCACGAACGTAACACTCAATTGGCGGTATATTGGCATTTAACTCTGGCATTATTCTTCAACCTTTATTGCTTTATTCCAATTATTAATAGCCCAATGACCGATACCACAAGCGTCAGCAACATCATTATCGCTAATAGTTTTACCATAGTTGATTTCAATTAACTTTATGGTCCTTTCTTTTCTAATCTGTCTTTCATATGTCTTATACCAAGAATCTGATTTACCAGGATTCTTTGATCTAATTATAACCTGTTCTTCTTTAGTTAATTTTTTATTTCCTAAATAATTTTGCCAAGTAATTGGTGCAACAGTTCCTATGATTTTTGTTCCAGTTAGTGCTGCTGCGCCCAATAAAGACCCTTGAACTAATGCTAAGTCTGCAGCAGTTTTAGGGCTATTCATAAAAACAGTATGTTCAATTACAATTGCTTCAAAACCATTATAATATTCAAAAAACGCTTTTGTTTTTTTACACGCATCCATAACTTTTTCATAGTTAG